GTCAACGCTGACGGAGACGCCGAGGTTGGGGTTTGCCTTCCGTAGCTCGTTGATGTCGTTCCACTTCTCGGCATCGTCCACCATGTAGAGGACAGGCAAAAGCCGCCGCTCCTTGGAGTCGCCCATCAGAAACCGGGTGCCGCGCTTGATCATTTCGTCATAGATCGAGTCGTTGACGTACCCGGATGTCGTGAGCGACAGGAGCAGGCCTTCGGGCCGTGCGCCCATGCCGCTCTTCATGACTTCGTACTGCTTGAGGCCCTTGTCGCCTTCCCACGCGGCGATTTCGTCGCAGATGCAGAGCGACGGGTTGAAGCCGTCAGACTTCTTGGAGCTGAACGCGATTTTCTTGACGGATGAGTTGGTCGCCGGGATGAAAAAGTCGCCTTGCCTGCGCTTCGGCATCCCGCTCATGTCGTTGACGCGCTTGTTGTGCATGTCGCGCTCTTGCTCAGCTTCGACCATGGCCTTGTACTCCGGGTCAAGCGTGACCATCTGCCAGATGTTCTGGTACACGAGGTCGGCCTGTTCGAGCTTCGGCGCCAGGCAGAACACGCGGGCGCCGTATCCGCCGTCAACTCTCCACGTGTAGTCAGCGATGGCGGATGCCAGAAGACTCTTGCCGTTCTTCCTGCCGATGACGAGCAGGACTTCCCGCCACTGGCGCAGGCCGTTCGCGTCAACGATGCCGAACACTGCGGCGATGAACGCCTTCTGCCAGACTTCCAGGCGGAGCGGAGCAGGAGCGAGCGGGCCTTCGGTGTGGAAACAATGGTTCTCTATCCACTCGATGGCGTTGTTGGCCTTCCTGGCATCGTAGAAGAAGAGCTTGTCTTCCAGTCCGTGCACGATGTACTCGTAGATCAGCGACACCCACCGCCCAACGACCACCGTGCCGTTTTTAATTTGCTGATAGTAGGCGTAAATGTGGTTCGTTCCGTCCATGTCCGCCCACCTCCGGGCCCCTCCGCTCTCGTTCTGATAAAAAGAAAAGTTCCCCCCACGGTGCGTAGGCCCCCACGCTCAAAAAACAAAATAGGGGGGGTATTATTTCCCCACGACGCGCCCGAACTCATCCACCGTGTACCGCGTCTCCGTTCCCCGGTGCTCGTCCTCGTGGCACTCTCTGCACAAACACTCTAGGTTTTTCCAGTTGAGCGTCACGGTCGGGTCGTTGACGTTCTCTGCCGTGATGTAGACCTTGTGGTGCACGATTGCGGCAGGCTTGATAAGCCCCTTCGCCAGGCACCGCTCACACAATCCCCTGACGCTTTTCTTGTATGCCTCTCTGGTGTCGCGCCAGACTTGCGTGTTGTAAAACGACCGTGAGAAATCCTTTGCCATACAATCAAAAAGGCCACCTCGTCGGTGGCCTCCTCCGTATTCAGTTGTAGGTTGTTCGCCGCCTACATCCTCCCCTCGGAGCTTCGGTAGTATATACATACCACACGTTCAATATGACATTCTATGACATGTTCTCAGATGTCCAGGTCGCACACCGCCTCGTAGTGCAGGCGCATGACGTGCCGCCAGGTGTACCCCATCTCCACGGCGATCTTCTCAAACGTGTAGCCGTCGAGGTAGCGGAGAGACAGCAGGCGCTTCTGATCATCGGTCTTTGCCTTGTCCAGAGCGGCAAGGACTCGTTCGGTCGCCTCCTCATACTTCTTCAAGATGTCGCCGAACTGGCGCTCCAGATCGTCGAGCCTTGCGACATAGTCAGACAGGTCACGCGGTGTCCCGGAGCCGTGCGGCATACCCGACACGACGATGGCCTTGAGTCCTGCGTTTGCCTCCCGGAACTCGTCAAGCCGTCGTGCCGCCTCCTGTGCCGCCTTGCGCGACGTCAGGTACGCCCGCAGATACTGCTTTTTATCCTCGTACGTCATCCGCCTGCCTTCTCCGCATTGCCTCGTCGCAGTATCCCGTGGCCTCCTTGTCGCACCCAAAGATGCCGCACCGCATATACTTCGGGCCATAGTAGCGGCAGTTATTGCACCGCGTCACCACGACGGCGTCCTCAACTGTCGGTTGCTGATCAATGATGGAGTCGAACAGGCGCTTGCGTTCGTCGACTTCGCCCTCGCCTTCCCACCACGAGTAGTGTGCTTTCAGTTTGTCTGCATCAATCAGTCTCATCGTTTCCTCCCTTCATGTCAGTGCCGCAGTACGGGCAGTATCTTGTCCCTCCGCCAATCATTCCGCACTCTGTACAACACACCGTCCACGGTCTGAGTCCTGCGTAAATATGTTCGCCGTACACCTTTTCCCACCGCCCGGTCTTACGCTCTGGCTGTGCTGACGGCAGTGTGCGCAGAATCCTCAGCACGTCATTGAACATAAGCCCAGGCATATTGGCAAACATCGCATCAATCGCCGCCTGCCTGCTGATTAAATCGCTCATTCAACATTTCCTCCGCTTTCTTCTGTGCCTCTTCGATAATCATCCTGACCGCTCGACTCATATCATCAAATGTCCTGACTGCATATTCAGCAGTAATGCCCTCTTTTTCCATTACCCTTGCGATGTACGCTAAATGTTCTATCTTGTATCCAAATAAAGTCTGCTGTGCGGGCGGCATTGAGTTGAGTATCCTCTCAAACATCTTGTACCGAATCCAACATCCACTGTCCCACATCTGCTCATCGCTGTCGGTTTCAAATGCCTCGTGATACATCGCTTCTCGTAACGCTTGTCTGTCGATTAAGTCCATCGTCCCTCCTCTCTCCGTCAGCGCAGAAGAAATCCTCACGCACCCATCCACCGATTTGATAAGGGCAGTAAACCATTCCAGGGCTTTCATCTTCGTGGCACTTGCAGTCCTTGCACCGCACCACCTCTACGAGGGTCCCGCCCTCCACCAGTTGCTGGATGATAGCCTCCACGATCCTCTTTACAGGGACCTCAACCAGTACAGTCTCTGGTCTGCTCATTCCTTTTCCTCCACTCTGGCGTGTTCGACATACATGTCGATGAACTCCGCGATCTGTGCGAGCTCGTCAAGCGTCAGCGGGCGCTCGGACTCGTCCTTTGTGTGCACCTCTAACGCTACAATCTGCCCCGCCCAGACGAGCGGGTTGTCATTTTCGTAAAGCCACATCATACGTGTGTACCTCCTCTGTTCAGTGTCTGAAATGCTCTGATGGTCGCGCCCTGCGTCGTGGCGTTGTGCACGACTGGTACGCTCCCGGTGCTAGGGTAGTGCCCGCCGTACCGCTCGTCGCCAAGGCCCAGAGCGTGGACGACGTGGGAGACATATACGAGCGGCAGTTCCATGGCCTCGGCGATGGCCTCCATGCTCATGCCTCCCCGGTACAGTGTGACCAGTGCCTCGACGGCACCGTCCTCATCATCGTTCGTCAATCGTCCCATGGTGTTCCCTCCTCCTGCTCAGGCGTCTTTCCGATTCGTGCGGCGTACTCCTCGTCGGTCTCCCCAAGGCGTTGCATCTCGTCCCACGAACCGCCCGCCGTGGTGCGTTGCTCGAAGTTGTGGAAGGTCGTCTTCCTAGGCTGTGCAGGTTTCGGCGTCTGGCGCTCTGCGTCCCGCCTTGCCCAGTTGCGGACAGCCGCTTGCCAGTCTGCCATGGGCGTGTTGCCCATCGTCCACCCCCTGCCCGCGTAGTAGTCCACGAACGCCTGGGCGTCAAGCGTGAGGGAGTTGTCCTTCGCGTATCTGATCACGTCCTCCAGTGTCGGAGGCGTGAAGCCTCGCGCGGGCGCGTTGTCTCTCTCTCCTATACTTACCTTACCTATACTATCCTTACCTATACTATCCTGTGGTGCCGAAGCGGCAACCACACGGCAACCATCTGGCAACCGTTCGGCAACCACCTGGCAACCAGACGGCAACCGTTCGGCAACCGTGCCATTTTCAGCCAGATGATAGACCCCCCGCTCGTCAATGCGGAGCTGTGCGAGGTCGTCCCGGAAAGCGGTTGCGGTGTAGCGGTCCTTGCGGAGCGCGTTTGCCATCCGCCAGTGTCTGATCACGATGACGCCGTCGTCGAACTGGTACACGTACCGAGCCTCAAGCAGGGCCTGCAAGTCCTGCACCGAGGCGTGCCCCCGGAACATGGCGACCGTCACCTGGTTGTTGAATCCGTCGTCATCCGCGCCCATCATGAGGTGCAGATACAACGCCTGAGCTGATGATGACAGCGCCATGAAGTGGTCGTCGTCCGTCACCTTGCGCGTCATCATGCGGCGCTCTGCCATGGTTACATCACCTCCTCAATTTCGACCACTATGCGCGGGTTTTTGCGGTCAATTATGAAATCGTCCGAGTACCCGATTATCTCGTCCCACCCGTCGTCATTGATCACTGAGCACTCAACCAGTGCGTCCTGGATGACCTTGTGAGCAAACCCGCTCACGTTGTCGTGGTCTCGTTTCTTGTTCGGTTCGAAAAAGATGTAGTGCAGGCGGATGGGGCGCGTGTACCGCACCCCCCGCATCTGCGCTCTGATCGCGTAGGCCACGAACCTCTGGGCGTCCCGCTTCATGCTTGCGCCCTTGTAGCGGTTCGACCGCTCCGCCGCGATGAACTCATTCAGGCCGGGCAGTCGCCCGTCTATGATCAGCTGTTCCATGGCAACCCCGCATCGTCCACCGGGTCAACAGGCAGGAACGCGTCCCCCGCCGCCTGTGCTGGCGCCTGCGTGGGTGCGGGCGCCGTCTGGCCTTTGCTGTCGGCGAACTCCTGCGAGCTCACGATGATGTCGGTGGTGTAGACCGTCCTGCCCTCCCTGTCCTTGTAGGACCCGGTCTTGATTCGCCCGGACACCAACACCCGCATCCCCTTGCGGAAATACTTGTCGGCGAAGTCGCTTGCCTTCTCCCATGCCACGCACGGGATGAAGTCCGCCTCTGCGTTCTGCCCGTACCCGTCCACGGCGAGCGTGTACCGGGTGACGTTCTTGCCGTTAGTGGTGCTCCTGGTCTCCGGGTCTCTTGTCAGTCTGCCCATGATGACTGCGTGATTCATACATTTACCTCCATCTTTTATGCGTCGATATAGTCGCTCGGTAGTAGGTCGTATGCGTCGTAACCTCTTCTCCCGTCTTCACATGCTCCACGGATGCAAGCGACTAATTCGTCATAAGTGTATTTCCTGTCATCTTCCTCTACATCTTCAACAGTGAGTTCAAGCGCTTCATCTTCTTTGGCGTCTCTGATCCAAAAAACATAGTTCGGCCTATTCGTCCCCTGCTTGAAGAAGGCGTTTTTCTTTACAATTAACCTCACATTTCCTTTGAACTCTCGGAGTTGCGACAGGTTAATCGTCTGGGAGGTGAATGTCGCCTGCTTAGGATGCCACCACAGGCCGCCCATCTCAGTCTGTTTCCCATCAATAACTTTCAGACTCATGCCTTGCCCTCCCTCTTTGCTTTTGCTCTCTGCGCCCAGGCGCTGATGCGTCCTATGGCATCGTCGTACTGGGCCTGCGTCATGTCGTACTCGCTCGTCAGCCCGTAGGTGTGGAGCATGGAGTCGAGCGTCAGCCCGTTCATCTCCAGAAGCGACAGGAGCGTCTTTACCTGCACACCTGAGATTTTATCCGTCTGCTTTCCTCCCGTGCGTCTGGTAGCCTCCTGTGCGCTCTGTGCGGGCGTCTGCTGTGCGATGGCGTTCTTGACTTCCTCTGCCGATGCGATGGCGACGTCAATGCCGAGGCCGAGGAAACCGAGCGCCCTGCCGACGGCACTGGTCTCGCAATTTTCCACGTATGACGTGCGGTTGATGTTCCCTGTGCCTTCGTTCTCGTAGGCCGTCCCGGTGGCGAGAACCATGTCTCCGATGCCGACCTCCGCCCGGATGACGCACGTGCGCTTGCCGACCTCGCCGTCGTTGCTGATCAGGTCTGTCTTGATGTATCCCTGAGGGAAGAGCATACGAAACGCCTTGACCCTCTGGTTGACTTCCGCATAATCACGCCCACGCACGTCCATGGTGCGGATGGTGGCGTTGGCTTTCTGGAGTTCTTCGTAAGTCATTTCCGCACCCCCTCGATGATCATGTTGTTGCGCTCCACGAGCTGAGCGCCGGGCACTTCTTCGCCACGCTTGAGCGCCTCCGCCACGGCCTGCTTGTCGACGCGGTGGGAGAAGACGCAGAACTTGTCAACGAGCTCGTCCCCCCAGAACATGTCCACGCCGTCAGCGATCTCGACCGCCTGGGACTTCCGCCACTTGACGCAGACCTTGGGAGTCTCGAACCGCTCGCCGTTCAGCGACTGAGCGAGGATGCGCTCCACGCGCTCCGCGTCCTTCTCGTAGCGGTGGCGCCGTACCGCGAGCGCCATTTCCTCAGCGCGTACTGCCGAGGCCATAGCGCGGCGATTCTTGATGAAGAGTGCGCAGGCCTCACGCTTGACGGGCTGTGCGAGCTCCAACTCCTGGAGCTTCGCCAGGGCCTCCTCGTCTGCCACGCCGTCCTCATCGCAGAGGTTGTCGAGCAGATAGGCGATGCTCTGGTCGATCTCCCAGAGCGTCATGTTGTTGTCCTTTGACATTTCGTTCTCCTTTGGGATATAATCCCCGTGTGTGGTTTCTTTTGGGTGATGGTTCGGTTGCCTCCGACCGTCACCCGTTTTCTTTTGCGATTCCCCGCAGATGGTACTTGCCGTAGTGCCCGACCTCTTTGCCGAACTCGTTAAGAATCGGCACCCGCTCCGTCCAGATGTCGTTGCCGCCGTCTTTCAGATCGGAGATACGCGCCGCCAGTCTTAGGCACCCGTACCGCTCGTAGGCCTCCATAGGCGTGATGGTGCCGTACTGCAACAGGTGCATCATGATCAGACGGCCCTGCGTCATCGTTCTTCCTTCGCTCATTGCTTGCCCTCCTCAAAATTCAGCTCTATCTGTCCGCCTTCGTGCATCCACTCAAACTGGAAGCACCCCGCCTGGTTTATTGTCACCTGGTGCCGCCCTGCCTTGAGTCCCTTGTTTTGCACCGGGTTCACGCACCAACCGTACGCGTCCTTGCTTTTCGGAATGTCGCCGAGATCAAACGGCACCCGCCACTTGCAGGAGCAACACGCAGGTGTATAGCCGCACTGCCAACACTGGCGCTCGTGCCACGGGTACACGCTGTCGTACATGTGATAGTCACGATCAGACATACCAGCCTCCCCTAGGCTCAATGATTCGCATGATTTCCTCTGGAGTGATGAGGCCTTCACGCAGATACTGCCGCAGGCGCTTCACCTGTATCACTTCCGGGTGCCGCTCCCAGTCGTAGACTGTGAAGCGGTTGATACCGAGCGCAAGCCCGACCTTCTCCATTGAGCCGTACTCATCGCGGAGTCTGTCAAGCCACGGCTTGAAGCCCTCCCGGTCCTCACTCCATGTGTTGAACCTTTGCTTGTTGCTCATCTGCACCCCCTCACGATTGCGACCAGTTCCTCGTCCGTGATGCCGTCGTATGCGTCAGCCATACCCCTGATGTCCGAGAGTCTTGCCGACCCAGGATTGTCCAGGATGCGGCGCAGGTGCGGCTCGGAGAAGCCGCAGTCATCCGCGAAAATCGACCGTCGGATGTGCCACTCCGCGCACAGCCTGGCGACCATGCCGCGAAAGATGGCGTCAGCCTGCTTTACGTTCACTGTCATGTGTCTCGCCCTCCTTTGCCATGTACTCCCGTGCGGCCTGCTCCCACCAATATGCGTTTTCCCTCGCCGTGTAGAGCTGACGGCGGGTGCGGAGGTGGTTTTCCTGCTCCTTGACCATCAGCTCGTACCAGTGCCGGGACCCGGTGTAGAGCATGACACAGGCGACAAGCGCCACGATCAGAAAGAACGCCAGATAAAAAATGATGATTTCCTGCGTTGTCATGCCTCCGCCTCCTCGATGAATCCTTCAATGTCCGTCAGTGCACTTGTTGCCGCCTCGACTCCCTGCGTTGCCTCGCAAACTGCGTCGATGGCGTCCGGGACGCTCACGTCCTCGTAGGCCTTCCTGTGCTCGTCCCACTCGTCGAGCTCTGCGGCGAGTGCGTCGAGTGCCGCCTGTGCCGCGTCCAGGTGCAGGCGGGCGACGTTTAAGTTTTGCATCATGTGTGTGGTTTCCTCCTTTCTGCTTACGTAGCGTCGCCGATCAGATCCTCAAGCGACACCTTGAGAACTTCGGCCACTTTCCGCATGTTTCGCACGTTCATCGTCATGTCTGGCTCAATGACTCCATGCGCTCGCCATGTGTAAAACGTGGCCTTGGCGATGTTTGCCCGCTTCATGACTGTGTAGTCAGTCAGCCCGAGGGCGTCCCGCCTTGCTTCGTACTTTTCTCTTGTGGTCATCTGCTCCTCCTTCCCTCAAGATGTAGCGGTTGCTTGTGGTTCGGTTTTTCGATATAATCGACTTACCACAGAACGACACATCGAACCCGACCAGCTCCCGCGTGGAGTTCAAAAACCCGAACTCCATGAAGAAGTATAAGTCGGTGAGCCGAACGTGTCAAGCGTAAATTTCGGTTTTTTGAACTATCCGAAAAAGGGGGCTTGCCATGTACGAGATTTTTGAGAGGTTGCTGAGCGACAGAGGAATGACCGTTGCAGAGTTTTCGCGGCAGACTGGGATACCAAAAAGCGCACTTTCAGAGTGGAAAACGGGCAAGTACAAAAGCCCGAAGCCTGAGCGCCTGCGCCAGATTGCGGAGTATTTCGGCGTATCCGTTGACTTCCTCATGACTGGCGATGCACAGGAAAGATATTACGAGGACCCCGTCACGGCTGAGCTTGCCCAGAGGATGAAAGACGACCACGACTTGCGCCTGCTGTTCAGCGCGGCGAAAGACGCAAGCCCGGAGACATTGCAGGCCGTGTATGACGTGCTCCTGGCACTGAAAAAGAGGGAAAAGGGAGAGTAAATGACCGTATGGTTTGACGCAGAACACGAGGCGGTGGTGGTAAAGATGCCACTGCCGCCAGAGATTGATGAGGCCGTCACGCCCAACGATGACGGCACCCACACCATCGTGATCAATGACCGCATAAGTGACGCGGCGGCAGTCAGAGCTTACCGCCACGCCCTGCGGCACATAGAACGGAGCGACTTTGACGCCTGCGACGTGCAGGCGGTGGAGGTATCAGCACATGAAAGCGCGTAAACTGCCGAGCGGAGCGTGGAGGGTGCGCACGTGCGTCAAGGGAGTCAGGAAGAGCTTTACCGCGCCCACGAAGGGAGAGGCCGAGTTCATGGCGCACCAGTACCTTGTTGGCCAGAGGCGAGAACCGACCGACGAGACGGTGGCCTTTGCGATCAGATCGTACATAGACGACCGCGCCGCCGTGCTGTCGCCGTCTACTCTGGGCGGGTACAACTCGCTCGCCAGGAACGCCTACGACAGCATCAACTCCATGCGCCTCGATAACCTCGATTCTAAGGCCGTTCAGCGGTGGGTGAGTGAATACTCGACCACTCATGCCCCCAAGCGTACAAAGAACGCCTACGCGCTTCTGGTGGCGTCTGTGGGCGCGTTACGCCCGGAGGTGCACTTCTCCGTGCGCCTGCCGCAGGCCAGACAGTCAGACGCCCACACGCCCACATCGGAACAGGTGCAGGATATACTTACGTATATCAAGGACCGGGACCACGACCTTTACGTGGCCTGCCTCCTGGGCGCGTTCGTCCCCATGCGCAGGGGGGAGATATGCGGCCTCCTGGGGCAGGACGTGGACCACAAGGCCGGGACGGTCACAGTGCGCCGCAACATGGTCACAGACGACAGGAACGTGGCCTATGTGAAGCAACCGAAGACAGCCGCAGGGTACAGGACCGTTGCGCTCCCTCGCTCCATCATGGCGGAACTGCCCCTTGTCGCACCTGATCAGCGGGTCATGCCACTGGCGCCGAACGTGGTGTCGCAGAGGTTCAAGTCTGCCGCCAAGCATTGCGGCTTGGACGGTGTCCACTTCCACAGCCTGCGCCACTATGGCGCGTCCGTGCTCCATGCCTGGCAGATTCCAGATGCCTTCGTGATGTCCAGAGGCGGGTGGAGCAGTGCCGAGATTATGCGCAGGGTGTACCGCGAGGCACTGGACGATGAGAAGCGCAAGCTACAATCCGCGATCAACGAGAAAATCGACGGTCTTTTATCGTGACCATTTCGTGTCCATTTTCGTGTCCATTTTCTCCGAAAAATAGTGCCACAAAGCGAAATAAAGCGGTGTTTTCCCGCCGAAAAATGAAGTCATGAGCATCAAAAAACCTCGGTTCTATGCGGGTTTTCCGCGTAAAACCGAGGTTTTTGAATCATGAGCCACTGGGGACTCGAACCCCAGAGGAATGTCCATTTTACGCCGTTTCTTCGGCCTCGTGTCCACGGTCGTGTCCGTTTCTGCTGATCTCCGCCCGGATGAGCGCCTTGATTGCTCCCTGCATGGAGTACTGAGCGCCGAGCCATGCGATGATGTCGTCGTCCGTCGTGGTGTTCAGCTTGAGGGACACGCGGATGGTGTGCGCCGCGTCGTATCTGGCCTGCCGTTCGGTCGCTTTGTTCGCCATCACTGCGCCTCCTTCGTCAGTTCGTTCCAGATGTCGGCGTATTCCTCGGCGGTCAGATCGCTCGGAACGTCCCACCCCTCGGCGCGAAACGTCCGCAGGTCGTTCTCCGCATCCTCCACCGTCATCATGGTCGGCGTGTCTCTGTACGCGTCAAAAAGAGCCGCAACAAAATCCCATTTTCCCATCATATCGTGACCTCCTTACAGTCTCACAAACTCGGTCCAGTTGTTGCGCCTCTGCATCGTGTACTGCTTGTCAATGTCGATGAGCTTCTTCTGCCCGTCGCACTCCGTCCAGACCTTGGTGCCGTCCTGCATTTCCCCGGTGACCACTGCGGTCATCATTCTGTGCGTTCCGTCCTTCTCGTAGGTGATTCCCCACCATGCTCTCATGATTGCCTCCTTGTGTTGTGTGTGGTTTCATAGGTGTGGTGCTGTTCTATGTCAATGATTATACCGTAGGTGCACACCTATGTCAAGCACTTTCAGGAATCTTTTTGAAAAAGTTTTCCCACGCAAAAAACCCCCACCGCCGAAGCGATGGGGGACCAGGAGGAAACCACGCCCAGAGGGTGCGGTCTGGGCGTCAGCGATCAGTGGCGCAAATCATTTTGCCGTAGTCCACCCACGGCAAGCGCCCGGATTTGGTAAACGACGTGCTCGAAATCTTGAGCAGGCGGAAATCGACAAACTCGTTGCTCGCTTCGACTTCGTAGCCGCCCGAGACGTCGATTCCTACATGACCAGAGCGCCAGAGCATCCCGCCGCACACGCCCCGGCGCGGGGTGGTGATGTCGTGGCACACAGAGTACAACGCGCCGCTCGTCATGTCGTACGGGACGCGTGGGTTGTTGGGGTCGATGCCCTGCGTGATGAGGCAGACAAACCCGGAGCAGTCGGCCACCCTGCACCCGGTCACATGGTCAATCAACTCGTCGATGGTGTGCCCGGTGTCGGTGACGGCTTTCTTGAAATGCGCGGGATACGCCGCCCACTTCTTCCGCACGAACTCCGCCGCCTTGTCACGGTTGGCGAGGAGTTCACCGTTGCCGCCGTAGATGTAGCGCCAGTGCTCGCGGTCGCCGAACACGCGCACGGCGTTGGTGCGTACGTAGTCCCAGTCGGAGAGGATAGGATACACTGCCATCACTTCACCCCCTTCGTGCGGTGGTACTCTGCGGTGGACACTCCGATAAGAGCGCCGACGAACAGAGACGCCGCCGTGAACGTCTCGCAGACAGCGTCACCATACGGCAAGCCCCAGATCGCCGAGACGGTCTTGTAGAGCACCCCGCAGGCCGGGAAGCAAACGAGCGCGAGCCATTTCATAACTGTGTAGGTTTTGTCGTCGAGTTTCACCTCTTGCCCTCCTTTAATGGCAGGTCGTCCACCTGCCGCATGATAATCGCGAGGTCGCCGTTTCCGCCGAGTCCCTCGTGATAGACGCGGTGCATCTCCCGCAGGACACGACGGTCGTCAAAGTCGACCGCGCCGCCCTCGATATAAGCGAGGCCGAGAAAGCGGATGCGGTCGTAGAGTAGCCACTTCATGCCCTGTTTGAGGGCGGCGAGTTCCTCCGTCTCCGTGTCCTCCTTGGCGTACTTTCTGGCCTGCCTCGCTGTCAGCAGTTGCCCGACGACGGTGACGACCGCCGCCCCCACTCCCCCGCCTATGATGGCGATTAAAATGTCCATTTGTTCTCCTTTCGCCCCGGTGGGGGTTCAACACGTCCAACGCGTTGAAACGCATTTCGTGCGTTAAATGTAAATCAATTCAAACGTTATATCCGTGTTATTGACAGAAGTAAGGCTTCCGCCGGACGATGTGTAAGCGAACACAACCGCATTATGACTTGTCGATTCTCTGATGGCTAAATATGCGGTTGTTCCTGTTAATGGGTGAGCGGAAATAACTCTGTTGAAACTGTATTCTGTTGGATAGACTCCTGCACTGCTTGTTGTTCCGGTAATAGTTACACGTTTTATTAAGTTCGCTAAACCATCGTTAAGCGTGGTGATGTTCCCCTCGGCGGTGGTCATGCGGTCGCCGAGTAGTTTGCCCTGGTACGCATCCAAGACGTTCGCCCCCGCCGCCGCCTGCGTGAGGTTGTTTGCCACGCCGTAGGTGGATGCCGTGCCGAGTCCCGCCGTGATGGTCTGGAGCGCCGCCACATCACTCTGCAACTGCGCCACGTCCGAGGCGTCGCCCTTGCTGTTGATGAGCGCTGTCACGTCCTGCGCCAGTTTGGCGATGGTCACGGCGGCATCTGCCAACTTGGCTGTGGTCACGGACTCGTCCCGGATGTCTGGCACGACCGCTCCGATGTTCCCGGAGATGTTCCCGACCCTTGCGCCCTGCGGTGCAAGACTGCCGCTGATTTTGCCCTCGAAACTCATTCCGTCACCTCCTCGCCCAGATACAGGCGACCCTTGATGAACGTGTACACGCTGTTGCCCGCCGTCCGCAGTTGGATGTCATACACATACGAAAGCCCCATCGTCAGCGCCTCCGTCTCGTCGGCCTCGATGGTCAAGAGCATCGTGGACGTGTCCACCTGCTTCTCCAATACGGGCGTGGTGTCAGTGTAGTTCAGTTTCATCCCGAACGTCACCTCGTCACCCGTGGCGGGCGTGTACTCCTCGCCGTCGGCGTCGTAGATTGTCACCACGCAATCAAATGTATCGCCCCGCGTCAGATAGATGTCAGTGTCCATTCCCCGCTGTGTGATGTTAAACATGTGCCCTCCTTAACTGACCAGTAGGCCGTTGACAAACCTGAGCGTCGTACCGCTTATGGTGATAGTTGCAGTTCGCCCGGTGTAGGAATTTCCAGATGATAGCGTCTTGTATGACGACCCCGTGATGGCACCATCTGATTGGTTTATCATCGCTGTGATGGAGCCGCTAGAGTTAAAAAGATACAACCCGCCAGTGCTTAGCGCCGAATATCCAGTTGTCAAAGCGCTCTCCGCTCTAAAAGCAATCGAACTTACTTGGGTAGATGCAGTGACTTTGTCCGCGCTGATGTTCCCTGTTGCATATATATTCCCGGTACTGCCTGTTGCATTTAGAGTAATCATCGGCGTGTCCGTCGATGTGTTTTTGATGACGATAGCCGCGCCATTAACAACCGACCTTCTGTTCGGGTTTGCGGCTGTGCTCTTATTGGTCACGTACAGACCAGACGTCTGCATTGACGCGCTTGCCTTGGAACTGTTTAACGTGATATAGTCTGCCGTATCGCTCGACGTCTGGATGTTGATTTTCCCGCCAGTGATGGTGGCGTTGCTAGAGTTGAGGCTGTTTGCGGTCACATTCCCCGCCGAGTCCACGTGGAAAGTCCCCGAGCCGTTGTCAATCTCAAGACCCGTCAGCGTCCCCGCCACGATGGAGTCCGCGATTATCCCGCCGTCGATGGTCGCGGCGGTGGTGTAGGTTGCCCCGCCGTCGTGGCTGAACCCCCACCCGGCGGAGTTGTACCGCCAGATGTTCGTTGACGTTTCGATGGTCTCGTGGTCCATGATGAGCATCTCGTAGGGCTGTCCGTCGGCGTTGCGATTGAAACGGATGTAGCCCCCGGTCACGCCTGTGATGAGGTCGGTGGCGCGTGCGATGGCCTGAGTGAGTGCTGAGCCCGTCACGGCCTCTCTGGCCTCCTCCTGGGCGTTTGCGATGGTCTCCGCCAGTGAGCTCTTGGCCTCGCCGATCTCGACGGACTCATACCGCTCAGCGAGCACGTCCCACGTCGTTTTGATGACCTTTGCGGTGGCGTTTACGCCGAGCTTCTCGTAGATCACAGTCACCGTGTCGCAAAGCTCGACAGTCTCCAGTGCGGCGACGTCCTTGTACTCCTCCGTGTCCCGGAGGTTGACGAACGCCACCTTGACGTTGACCTTTGGCACACCGATGCCCGCCTTGCTGATGTACGACTGCGCGTACGCCCGCAACTGAGCCACCGTTGGCGCGTCGTCAAACTGGTCAGTACAGTCAAGCGCAATCGTGCGCGGAAAAGGGAAGTTTGCCGCGCTCTCGGCGCTGATGGTCTTTTCTGGCAGTTGGACGTAGTTGTTGTCGTCCTGGTAAAAGGGATACACGCCCGTGATGGTGTCGGCGATGTTGGCCTCCTGCGTCAGGTCGGTCAGGTTCTTGCCGTAGCGGAGCGTCACGCCCCTGTCCTGGCCTCTGGAGTCCCAGAGGTGTACGACGTAGTTGTCGAACTCATACTCGCCGCCGTAGCAGTCCAGGATGGAGCCCTGCACACCGCCAAGTCGCGATCTGATCGACGCGGGCGCCGTCTGCGTGTACGTCGCCACGGTGGCCTTGTCCGTCACGAAGGAAAACGGGCAGGCCTCCGCCGCATTGCTCGCCAGTCCCGCAAGCGCCGCATTTGCCGAGCCTGCCGTAAACGGTGCGCAGGGGATGTGCGACAGCTGATACGACAGGTGATTCGCTTCAATCGTCACCTGACCGTTGAGCGGGCGGGTTATCTTGTACACGCGGAACATCTGACCGCCGCGCCCTGCGTCAAGCTCGCACTTGATCAGAGAGGAGAGGGTGATGTCAGAGTAGTGCAGGCCGTCCACCGGGTATACCATCCGCATGGTGTACTCGCCGTTCCGCTCTTCGGTAACGGAGCAACTGATCGCGTCCGCCAGTGCGCCGAGACCGTTTGACGTAAACGTCGTTGCATTTGCCGGGTAAAGAATCGGTTTCATAAGCTCCACCACCTCGGCGTCACCACCACGGACGTGATACCGCCCGTGAACCTGACGCCAGTGTTGCCTGCGTAAAACCTGGGGAACTCCCCAAGCCTCACGTCGCCGTTACAGTTGACCGACCCCTTGTAGCAGTCGCAGAGGTCGCAGTCGATGTCTACATATCCGTCGATGGCATCCACGTAGAGAATCTGATCGCCGACGTACAGGACGCCCGCCCCCGTGCCGTACACGCGCAGGAGAGGAGCGGCAGGCATCCCTGTCGGGTTTCCGAACACCGCCTCGCCTGTGACCGTCTGCGGCACGTCACCAGTCTTGAGGAACCGCTCCGGGCGGCAGTTGAACGTCAGCTCGCAAACGCCCTTGGTGCGGAAGGCCAGAGACTCAGGTGCGATGGCATCGCCGAACGTAGCCAAGGAAAACGTGTCCCGGTTGAACGTGTCGGACAGCCGCTTGTACCCGCTCGTCTGCCCGTAGGTGGTCCGCACCCATGCCAGGCGCGACTCGTACCCGATGTTGTCAAACGTCGGCAGGAACACCTTGTACGTCTGGGTGCGCTCCGCCCATCTGCCGTTTGAGATATGCAAGACGCCATTGCGGCCTGGAATCTCGACAGCCTGCACGTCCTTTGCCGCCACATCGTCCACGGCTCCGCCATACACCACGAGGCCGTAGGCGGAGGCGCTTACGCCGTCGAAAGTAAAGTCATGCTTTATCACGCCCATGCGTATGCCCTCCTGTTCACGTCCTCGTTGATGCGCTCCGCCACCAGATCAGCGAGCGCCCGCTCGTCCATTCCTGGCGCAGGGTTGACGGTGATGTTGATGGACACGTTGGTGTCGCCCGCCTTGTCAAGCGGCGTCACACGTGCGCCACGCGGCAACTGCAACAGTTCCGCGCCTTCTTCACCGACGATCGCGGCGCCCTCGTTGGTCACGTCGCCGCCCTTGGCGAGCAGAGGTATCTGCGGTGCGTTCACCTCCGGGATGTGGAAACCGAACGAGGACACGCCCGTCAGATCAGTCACCCATTTTGGCACACTGATCTGTAACGAGTTCAATGCCCGGATTACGGTATTGATGCCGCTTGCAATCCCTCGAATGAATCCGTTTATCACGCCGATGACCACGTTTACGGGCTTTTTGATGATCTCGACGAGGCCGTTCCAGATGCCCTCGATGACCTTGATGATGCCCTGGAACGCGCCCTTGATGTCGCCAGAGAAGATGCCCTTGAAAAACTGCACGATACCCGTGAAGATGGGCTTTAAGGAGCTTTCCCACATCCGTTTGACGAACTCCCACACCTGCGTGACGATAGGCTTTAGCGTCGTTTCCCAGATGTTTTTGATGGAGTCAACGACAGTCTTGACGGTCTCCTTTATCTGGGGCCAGTACTGGTCAAACTTCTCGGCAAGCCATGCGATGATTTCGCCGACCTTTTGGAAAACCTCCTGCGCGACCGTCATCGCGTTGCTGATAAACTCCTTGATTTCTGGCATGTGCTCAAGCACCCAGTCAAGCAACTGCTGAATGATGGGCATTACCTGCACGCCGACCTCAGCCACGACAGCCTGGAACGACTGTTGCACGTCGCTCATGGTATCGCCCAGGGTGACGCCTGCCGCCACGGAGTCCTCCGACATGACGATGCCGAGTTCGTTCGCGCGATCCATCAACCCGCCGAACTCGTCCCCGGACTGGCTGATAATAGGCGACAGTTTGTATGCGAGGGAGTCGCCGAACAACTCCGCCGCCATCTGCGAGCGCTCCGTCTCAGACCCGAGCGCCATGATTTGCGCCATGGCGTCCTCCATGTTGAGGTCTGTGCCCTCGAGTTTTTTTGCCGCCGCCTCCATGGTGGACATTTCGACGCCGCATTGCCCCGCCGCGTACCTCAACTGCTGAAAATAGTCAGTCGAGACACCCATGCGGATAGACCCTTTGTCGACCTCGTCCGCCGCCTGCGCCGCATTGTTCGCCATGCCGACCATGGCAGTGCCTGCGCCGACCGCCGCCGCGCCTATGGCCAGAGCGGCCTTGCCGACGGTTTTGCCCGCCGCTTGGAGTGTCGACCCCAGACCCTGCGCTTTTTCGTCGGTCTTTGCGAGGCTTTTGTTTGCCTCGTCCGTGTCGACAAACACACTGCCGACCAATTTAAATATATCCATCAGACCAACCTCCGCCCGTGCAACTGCTCTAGTTCCGCGATAATCTCCGACGCGGGGCGGGCGTCAATGTTGCGCCCTGTCCTCTGGTCGAAGTAGTCATCAAATTGAATCAATTTTAACTGCCCGCTCTGCATCCACGGCAAAAGGGCGACCCACTCGTCGCGTATGCGCCCCCGTACGGCCTCCTCGTGCGCTTTAAACAGCAGAGGCACACCGACCCTCACGGGGAGGTCTCCGAGCGCTCCTGTTCCTCCGTAGCGCGTCAGCACTAGGTCGTATAGGTCTACTTCATCAAACGCGACAACAGGCCGAAAAAAGCCTTGACCGCCTCACGGTCGACGTACTCTGTCGCCCACGTTTTCATGGTCTCGCCAAACTCGGCCAGTTCCATGTCGGCGACCGCCTGCGGCTCGATTTCCCAGACGCCCGCCAGAAAGTCATACACGGCCATTTCTGCGCCCTTTGCGCCCATCCTGTCCAACACGGACAGAATCAGATCATACCCGACGCTCTGCGCGTCTGCGTTCGCTCCGTCCCTCTGTATGACGGCGGCAAGCGCTTTCACCTCGTCGCGGATGTGCGCCTCGGACGCTATCCGCATGAACGCGAAAACATCGCTTGTTTTCAGTTTGCGCACCCTGTCGTCCTCCTCCAAAAAAGAGGGGAGGGTGTTACCCCTCCCCCGTAGTTGCTCAGCTCTGGCTGATGCCCGCGTACATGTCCGCAACGCGGGTCAGCATGGTCAGCATGTTGATGGTGATGGACGCCCTGGACTCGGTGATGACCACGCGGTCCTTGACGGCGCCCATGTCGTCGTCAGCGTTGATCTCGCGGAATGTCCGCGCCACATTGAACGAACCGCCGCCGCGCGTCAGGGCGACCACGGTGTCGTTGATGTAGAACAGCCCGGAGCCGAGGATGATTTCCCCTGCGCCCGCGCTGACGCCGTCCTCCACCTCAATGGTCCACGGCTCGGTGGTGTCGCTGATGTGGGCGTCCGTGTTGGTGTATGCCGCCTCAAACGTCACGCTCGGCACCACGTCGTCCTTTTCCGCGAACGTCCAGTCAATGTTGCCCATGTTGATGGCGTTGGTAAGCGAAATGGTCACGGCCTTGCCAGACTTCGTCTTGCCGATCCATTTGACCGCCTTAAAGTCAGTGGTCACGACCGCACCAGTCCCGCCATAGGTTACTGTTGCCATGAGAAGACCTCCTTGCTCTTGTCGTAGAGTTGCCCTTCAAGGCGTGTCACGACGTGAATGATGGTTTTGTCCGGGTCATCGACCGGGAAGGCCGACGACTGGTAGAACGTCGGCAGGATGACCTCCTGCGGGGTGTTGGCGTAGGAAAAAAGGTCAATCACCGCGTCAGCGATGTCGAACGCCTGCGCCTGGTCCTTCGCCCAGATGTGCACGTCAATCGTGAAGTCCTTCCGCCCTTGGTCCTGCGGCACGATGTTCGTGTAGTCCCACACAATGTGCGGGTACATCGCGTCCTCAGACGCCAAGCGGTAGCTGATCTCGGCGATGTTGAACCGCGTCTTGATGGAGTTAAGGCGCGATTCTATGACTTGTCTCAACTCGTTAATCATCTGCGTCTCCCTCCATGTCGTCCTCGTTGACCATCTGTGCCAGGCGCTCGGCCTCTTCTGACAAGCCGCTCAGGTACTGCGACTCTATCTTCACGATTTCCGCCACGTTGTCCTGCGCCGCGTGTGTCAAAAGCCCCAGTTTCGGTACATTGCCCGTGCTCGTGCCGAACTCCTGGAAGTAGGCATAAAACCCATCGACCCGACCAGTCGGCAGGCCCACCTGGACGCGCGGCGAGGTGGTCTTCGCTGATGCGATGACCTTGTACTTCGTCGCACGTCCTGCGTTGCCTGTTTTCTTGGTGAAATGAGAGTAGTATGCCGTCTTGAAAGTCCGTGCGAGGAACTTGCCCACGTCGCGCATGGCGGCGCGGCTCAGCTCGTGGATGTAGTAGCCTGCGGCGTCCACGTCTGACGTGTACTCAACCTCGACGCTCCCGTTTTTTGCTTTCAGCTTCGTGACGCTTTTAGGAGCGGGCATTTTTCTCGACCCCCTTGTAGCATGTAAGCTCCAGGGCTTCACCGTTCCTGTACGTACGCAGGATTTTCAGCCGCACCGCCTCCGAGCGCCCAAAGGGCGTGAACTCGACGTACTCTTCGCCGTCGTAATCGAGCCAGTTTGTCAAGGTCAACTTGACCTCTGGCTTGTACCCGACCGCCATTGCCTGGTACGTCTCGGTCATGCCAACACTGGCGTCATCGGCAAGGACCGTGCGTCTGGTCTCGGTGATGACGTGGTCGCCGTAGGCGTTCACCGTCTCGGTCTGCCCGATCAGCGTTATCTCCGCCCACATGGTCACACCTCCGTCATGCCGTACCGGGACGACTCCCGCATCTGCGCTTTCTGCTCGTCGTACGACGCCTTCAAGCGGTCATAATCCGCAGGCGCTCCGAAGTGCGCCCGCACATACGTCACGACAGCAGTGCGCGTCATGGGGTCGTCACAGGTGTAGTCAGTCACCACGCCGTCAGTCTCCACGGGCGTCACCGACACGACAGCCCCCGCGTGGGCGATGTCGTCCGCCGCACTCGCGATCAGGTCGAGCAGTTCGGCGTCGTATGCGTTTGTCGAGAGTCTGAGCGCCAGTTTTACCCGTGCCAACATCTGCGTCACCTCCGAAAGACGAGGGGACGGTCGCCCGCCCCCTCTGTGTTACTTCTTGGTTTTCTTCGCCGTTTTCTTCTTCGGCGCTTCCTTGGGCGCTTCGGCCTTCTGGCCTTCAAACCGCATCCACCGGGAGAACTCGGCGACGCGGTCTTCCGGGACCTCGACCTCGATGCCCTGGGCCATGTAGACCATCCGCACCGGGTCTACAAAGGCCTCAACGACCGTCCCGCGCATTTATCAGGCCTTCGCGATCAGAGTGAAGGCGTTAGGCGCGACGGCACCCAGACCGACGAACTGACGACCGATGATGCGGATAAGGTCGTATTCGGCCTGCGACAGGTCGTCGAACTTGAGCTCGATGTCTTCGCCGTTCGGGAAGTTAGCCAGGGCGCCGACCTCAAGGTCGCCGACGATGGCATACACAGCGCCCGCAGACGCGGCGGAGTAGGCCGGGAGGCTGTTGTTGAACAGCACCTCGAGACCCTCGAACGGGTCGACGCCGTAGGAGGCGGCATAGGCGGCAGACTTGAACGCGCCCCAGGTGGCCTTGTTCATGATCACGACCGGGTTGGCGGCTTCATCAGACAGCAGGGCGATGGCCTGAGCGATGGTGCCCACGGCAGGAGCGGCGGACAGCTTCGCGGCGGCAGGAGCGGACGCGGAAGAGGTCTGCGGCAGTCCGGCGATGGTGCCGACCAGAGTGTCAGCGGCCTTCTTGGCGATGTGATACACGAGCTCGTCGTAGATGTAGCGCAGGAACGCCTCACCGCGCAGGTCATAGACCTCGTCGCTGATGCTGATCCATTTCTTGATGGACTGCGGCTTGATCTCGACAGTGCCAAGCACGAGGCTCTGCTCGGTGGCAGGCGTGTCAGCAGACTCGGCGTGAATCTGGGCGCCATCGGCGGAGCGCTCGAACCCCACCTTGACGTTGCCCTGGAGGTAGGTCTTGCGCACGTGGGCGATGATGCCCTCACGCTCCCAGGCGGTGCGGACGATCTCCTCGACCAGTTCCGGGACAGCGACGGTGCCACCCGTGGCGGCATTGGTGCTCAGCAGGGCACGGCACTCGGTGTCATCGCCCTTCTTGATGTACTCAGCGTATGCGTTGATGTATTCCTTGGTGTTTCTGACTTCCATGGTATTGTCCTCCATGTTGATGTGGCGGGACTCTGTCCCGTGGTTGATAACGTCCGCGATCTGGGCGGCGCGCTCCTCGGCGGCGGCGTTGATGGCTTCCTCACGCTCGCGCAGTTTCTCGCGCTCCTCCGCGATAGCGGTTGCTTCGGTGTCGAGCGCTTCGAGGCGTTCCACGTCTGCGCAGGTCGTGGACTCGGCCATGATGGCGCTCGACCGCTCGTTGAGTTCGGCGCGTCTGGCCTCAATCTCCTCGAGCGTCATGTTTTCGATGTTCATTTGTTGCCCTCCAATCTCGCGGCGATAGCCGTGCGGAGTTCCTCCACCCGTTCGCGCTCCCTCCGGCGCTCCTGTTCCTTCTCGATCACTCCGTCGAAAAATGCACGGGCAGAAATGTCAGTGTTAGGGTTGGCCGGGAGACTGACGGCGGACACGTCGTACACCTTTTTCACGCGTGTGATGGTGCGCGTGTGCGTGTCCTCGTCGTAGGAGTCCCCGCCGTCGGCAATGGTGAACGCCCACGACATCGTGGTCACCATTCCGGCCTTTATCGCTTCGTACATCCGTCTGGCGTCCTCGGTTCTGCCGAGGTCAGCACGGACATATAAGCCTCGTTCATTCGGCGACACGGTCAGCGTGTCGTTGGAGATGCGGGCAAACACCATGCCCTCGTGGTTGTACAGAAACAGCACGTCGCTCATGTCAGCATCCGTCAGCGCGTCGCGGTCGATCTGTTCGGAGTAGTCCACGCCGTCGTACGTAAACATGACGTACGGGTCGTTGAACGTGGTCGCGTACCCCTCGACGATGTACTCGTCCTTTTCCTGCTCCGCCTCTTCTGCGGCGCGTACCTGGAGCGGCACGGCAAACGTGCGGTACTGTCTCTCCATAGGCTTATACGGCATCTGTGTTTACCTCCGTTTCTTCTGATGCGGGCAGTTGTTCCTGATCGCCCACAAAGTAGTATTCGCCACGGATGGGCAGTTTATCGCCGCCCTCGATAGGCGCGTAGTTAAGCAGTTCGCGGCCTTCGTTGATCGTGATGAAGCCACGGTCAGACAGCTGAGCGATGAAGTTGACCTTGTCGGCAGTGCTCATGTATTGCAGGCGGTTTGCCGTGCAGAGCACTCTGGCGCCGAACGCAACCTCGGTCGGAGTGAACAGCATGTACGTCAGCACCTCGGACATTTGGATCGCAAAAGGCTCGATCGCGCCCTCGTAGAATCCGTCGAGCTGAGCGCCCACTGCCTTGTTCTGAATGATGTCCTCGTTGATTCCGAAGTAGTCGTACACGTTTTTCTGGATGAGCGCCTGCTCATCTGCCGGGACGGTGTACGGTGTCGAGCTGATCTGTTGGATGTCCGAGTACGTGTTCGGGAAGAGTAAGAACCCGCCCGCGTCTTTGCTCAGGTTTCGCGCGGTAAAGTTCTTCTGCTCGATCTCCAAGTCCTCCGGGTCTTTGAAGTTCGTCAGCCTCGCCATGAATCGGAACGAAGAGGACTGCTTGATGCCCTCGGCGATGCCCTGGCGCTCCATCTCGATCAAGTCGAGCGTGGAGTCGAGCGCCCGGTTGTTCTCACCGAAGAAATCGTCACGATACTGGTGCTTGGTCATCACACCGCACCGCGAAAGCTCGACCGCTCCGATGTCGCCCGTGCTGAATTTGTACTCCAACCACTCCGTCCCCTGCTTGTCTTCCAGGATGCGGCAGGAACTCGGCAGGCAGGCCCACAGGCCAGTGACGAGGTTGTTGCGGTCGATCACCGGGACGATGAACAGGGTGTTCTGCATGTCGAGGATGGTGGAACAGCGATAGATGAACTGTGACCACGTCTGCCACTGGTTCGGCCTCTTCCGCAGGAGAGTCTGGAGCCTTGGCTGTGCCGCCCCCTCGATCTGGATGCTCAGCTTGGCGATATGCCGCGCCCTGGCATCAATCGCAGACCGCACGATCTCGGACTCATAGAGCGCACCAGACCAACGCCGAAACGTCGGTTGATACGCCGTCAATGTCTTGAAGTAATGCCGCGCCTGATACGTGCGCGGTCTGAAAATCTTGTCAAACAAAGACATCTGCATCACCTCTTGTCGTTGGCTAGTTGCCCGCCGATTTCATTTGCCCATTTTTGTCTGACGGTCATAGCGTCAAGCAGTGCCGCCATGCCGTCGATGCGTTGCGTTTGCGAGATTTTTACGAGCCGCTTGCGGTTCGTGTCGGTGTTCATCTTCAACGCGGAGTTGAGGATGTGGATTTTGAGCAGGTCGTTGTCGCCGAAGTCGAACGCCCCGTCGCGCATGAGGCCGTCCACCTCGTTGATCACTGGCGTGAGGTTTTCGCCCTGGTACACGTCGTCCACCTGGAACCCGTACGCCTGCATGTCCTGCACGAGGTACTGGGCAGAGTAACGGTCATAGCCCACCTTTAGCGGGTAAAGCCTGTACTTCTCGACCAACTCCACGAACCACTGGTAGCAGTCGTGATAATCGACGAAGTTGTCGCCGCTCGGCGACAGGAAACCGCGCTTGATGTAGGCCAGGTACGGCACACCGTCACGCGCGGTCGCCTCGTCGATTTTCTGCGACGGCATCCAGAAGTGGGCGAAGACGTGCAGGCGCTTCGCTTTCTCAACCACGCACACGCCCGCAGTCAAGTCTGTCGTCTGGGACAGGTCTAGGCCGCACACGCAGTAGCACCGCGCGAAGTCTTCGAGCGTCTTGCCGTCGTCCGTGAAGTTCTTCTCCACGTCTGGCGTGTTGAACCATGCCACGCTCGCGTTTTGTTTCACGTTGGCGTACTTGGTCAGGAACTCCGCCCGCTTGCTCAGCGACTGCTCGGCGACTGCTATTTCTTCGAGCATGTAGTCAACGCTGACGGAGACGCCGAGGTTGGGGTTTGCCTTCCGTAGCTCGTTGATGTCGTTCCACTTCTCGGCATCGTCCACCATGTAGAGGACAGGCAAAAGCCGCCGCTCCTTGGAGTCGCCCATAGATCGG